AGTCTTTTAAACTCAGCCACTCTATCACTACCTGCAATCATATAAACTTCGGTATACTTTTTATCAAATCTATTTTTAAGTATTTCCATAAATGTTCTGGAATCAGAACCTGCAGCATTGAGTTGAATACCTCTCTTATAAACCATTTTAATATATTTTAGTTTATCTTTTGCTGAGAGAGGATTTTTCTTTTTATCCTGTGTTGCACTTACATACAATACAGGTAAACCTTTTACTCTTTTTGCAATAGTAATTACTTTGTCAATCAATTTTTGATGACCAATAGTAGGTGGATTAAATCTACCGAATGCAAAAACAACCGGTTGTTTTCTACCTACATCTTTTTTAAGTAATTCTCTTACAGTTTTCATTTATATTTGTCACTCACTTTTTTTGTTCCATCAGCTCTAGGTATTAAACCTTTTGCTTTTAGATGAGCTTTATCTGTAAAACCTGCTTTACCTGCTTTGTATCTTTTCATCGCATCTGCAGTGTTTGGTGCCTTTTCAAGAAAACTTGTAAAAGACTCACCCTTTGCTCTCTTCAATGCATCAGCAGATGGTGCACCTTTTTCACCAGGTTTTCTCATACGCTCACCAGAACCTCTTTTAATTCTTTGTCGTTTCTTATGAATATTAGCCCATAGACTTTCTTTATATTCTTTGTAAAACTTTTTTAATAATACTGCAACCTTAGGCTCTTTAGATAAACCTTTAGCTATAGCTTCGATTGCTTTTTTCTTATCAACCTGAGTTCCCATACGGTATCTTGTATCTTTAGCTATACTAATCGCAGACTTTACCTGATCTGATTTAAATGCTTCATCTAAATCTTCTTTTCTCATTTCTTTTGTCTTCTTTTTCATTTTGTTTATGTACGTCCTATATATAGCTGCCTCTTGTGTTTTACCCATCACTCTAGCCCTTTGCTCCATAGCAATCGCAGCTTGTATTTTATGAGCATGTGTTTTACCAGAATTTTCTATTTTCTT